TAAGTATCTCATTACCAGCTTGCACAGTTGCCTTACCACCATCAGAATTAACAAGGTTTTTAGCAGTTCTCATATCAATAACAGTAAAACTACCCTGATCATCATCTACTGGTATTGTAGTAGATGAATTTGAGCTAATAATAGATGATATTGTACTATTAAAATTTGATACACTACTTGCAGGACTAGAACTAAAAATATTAGATTTATTACTCAATGCAAATGATGAACTTCCATTTTTAAATATATTAGATACTCTATTTCCTCTTGAAGTAACTTCATTACCAGAAATACCATCAGTAACATTATTATTAAGAGGAATAACTAATTCAGTACCATGTAACATTACAGGATATCCACTATCAGGGCCAGTAAAAACACCACCAGCTTCACCACCTTCCTTTGTATTCGATTTCTTATCACCAAAGAAAAACTTCATAACACCTGGCGCTCCTCCTTCTTGATAAGCAGCTATAGCTTCTGCTATAACTAAAGCACCAGATGCTATACCCATCTGTTTGAACGCATTCTTAACATTACCAAATCTCTTCTTCTTAGGTTTGGATTTTCTATCATCAACTTTATCTCTTCTTCTTCCAGCTCTTCTTCTTGATCTTTCTTTATCTCTATCTGCAATGGATTGTTCTAAATCTGCAATAACTTGTTGTCTATAATCAGCCTCTATAATAGCACTAGCAAGCATTGCACCATGTATTGCCTCAATATTCCTGTTTATCTTCTCTATCTCTTTTATAATATCAGCAAAAGTTTCAGCAATTACTGCACTAGAATCTATATCTGGAACTACTGTAGATCCTGGTAAAAGGCCTCCTGCAATATTATCCATAACTTCCACTGGTGATAGTGGAGTTTCAACATTTGATGCATCATCACGACCAGCACCCATAAATTCAAGAGCTGATTGTTTTCTTAATTCTCTTTCTTTCTGAGTTTGTTTTGCGTTCTGTTTACTTTTTTCCCCAAAAAAATTATCCCACATTCCCTTTGCAGCCCAAGTTGTAGCTGCTCCAGCACCAAAAATAGTAGCTGTCTTAATTGCACCCCATAGAATCAAAAGTGGATTTGCCATTATCCTAACCCCTGTTCTTGTTGTCGTTTCATTTTCTCAGATTCAAGATAGTTTCTCAACAAGTTCACGTAAATATCCCGTTCATAGGGAATCATATTCTCAAGTTCAGTCAAGCTGTATTTATGATACTGCATCAATGAAAAAGTTAATTCATAGTATGACTCAGCACTTAAATGAGCCATACTTAACCGAAAAAACTTGCCAGTCCCTCCAGAGTGACAGTCGATTTAACTTTAGTCTCAGGATTTTCCACTTCAATGTCATGTGATAATTTAGGCATAGTCTCAAAAAACTTCTGAACTTCTTTAAATTGAGTAGAATTTAATTGTTCTAGAAAACCTACAAGTTCTTCATGAGTAGAATCTTTTCCTTCCCAAGCTTCATCTTTACTGAATATCATTTCAATACAAGATGCAACTAAAGAAAATGTATTATCAGTTTCTTTTTCAAAATTAAAGTTCTCATCAACAAATTGATCCAAAGATGGATATTTCAATCTCATTGTGTAAGTATCATCTATTTTTATATCCTTAGTATGATCCTTACTCTTCTTGACTTCTATTTCATCAATATAGATTTGAGTATTAACCTTAGTTTTTCCATCATCTGGACAAGTTACAAGAAGATCAATACTTTCTCCAATAGATCTTGCACGGATATTTAAAAATAGATATTCAATATCAAAAGTAGGCAATTCGTCTATCTTGACACCTCTTGTAAGAACACAGTTCTTAAGAACATCCTTTATAGCCATGGTGATTTCTTTCATACCACCACTTTCTATCGCAAGGATTAGTATTTTTTCTTCTTTAACAAGGAATGGTCTATATTTAACTTTCTTCTTGTTAGATGGTAGGGTCAGTTCAAAACTAGGAGTAACAATTTTTGGTAACGGCATAATAATTTAATCAGTATCTTATTTAGGGACTAATCAAACAACTTATCTACATCATTTCTTCTTTTTCTTACTATTAAGCCAACTATCAGGAATCCAATCCCAAAAATCCCATTTTTGATTTTCATACCCTTCTCTACTCTGATCCGCACCAAAGAAATTTTTATTATTCTTACTATCACTACTATCACTAGTATTCCTATCACCACCATCAAATACTCCATCCCAACCTCCAGCTGGAGGTTGATATGGTCTTTTACTACCTAAGAAAGAATTAAATGAATCGGAAGTTCCATATCTACCAAATCTTTCTCCTACTGTAGTTACATCATATACAAAGTATCTTGTATATCTAAAAGTAACATTTAATTTGAGAACACTTCCACCTTGATAATTAACTGGTGTAGATGCAACAGAAAAAGGCCATGCTTCATTAAACTGATATAATAATACTATACCACCTTCTCTATTCATAGAATAATCTTTATTGAATTTCGCTATTGCCATATCACACTTATATTTCTTTGGATAATTAAGTGTCATCACTTGATTGGATGTTGACGCAGTAGTAGTACCATATAATGGATTTACCAATCCCACCCAAGATTCAAAAAATCTCATCACTTTATATTCATTATCTACCATAAAGGTAAATGTCACATCATCATATAATCTACTAAACGGTACTCTTTCAGTAATACCTTGTCTATCACCTGCAATTTCTATATCTGCAAAAGATGAACCTGGTAATACAGCATCAGAAACATATAATCCCAAATCTTCATCAATAAATCTAGAATCAATTCCAATTTGAGAAGCTGCACCATAAATGTTCCCATTAGGTTTAAAAAAAGCTTGATACTTATTATCAATAGCTACGGTCTGAAATCTCGATCTGATATCATCTATAGCATATTTTTTTGGCATTCTTGGTCTGGACATAAATTCTAAATAGATATCAGCTAGTTAATTGGCTTTATTTATGAGCTATAGTGGAAAATATAGACCGAAGAATCCCAAAAAGTATAAAGGTGATCCCAAAAATGTCATCTATAGGTCATTATGGGAACGTAAATTCATGATGTACTGTGATACAAACAATAAAATCTTAGAATGGGGAAGTGAAGAATTTGCAATACCTTATAGAGATCCTATTAGTGGTAGGAGAAGACGTTATTTTCCAGACTTCTATATTAAATACATTGATGCATCTAATAAGACTCGTAGAATGGTAGTAGAGGTAAAACCTGCAAAACAATGTAAAGAACCTATAGCAAATCCACCCAAGAAAACAAAAACTTGGATGAACGAGGTTTATACATGGGGTGTGAATCAGGCTAAATGGGAAGCTGCAAAAAACTTCTGTGATGATAGATTATGGGAATTTAAGATCATGACAGAAAAAGAACTAGGGATTAAATGACTATTGCATCAGAAATAATACAAAAAGCAGGTAAAAGAAACCGTAGTTATGATTGGTATCGTAACCAACTGGCAGAAGCACTACAAAATTACCAAGGGCCTGAATATGACGATCCTGGTGAATTTGGAGAAGTTTCTGGCCCAGTAGAAGTTGGTGAAATGTATTTCTTCAATTATACTGCAACTAAACCAGAAAGATTAAAGTGGTATGACAGATATCCAATGGCTTATGTTATGACAGTTTTCAGTGATGGATTCATTGGAGCTAATTTACATTACCTAAATAATAAATTAAGAGAAGGTGTCGCAAAAAGCCTTCTAAATAGTGGCGGTGGTGCTGTTGTACCAACTAAGACTATACACAGGTATTATTTTAGTGGTATACAGAGTAATATAATGAGAGTTCCCGAAGCAGAGATGGCTGAAGTGTCATTATTACCGACCTCACAATTTATAGACATCGATGGTGTTAATGTTCCTCCTTATAAGGTATGGAGGGATAAGTAATGGCTATTGTTTACGATACAAATAGATATAAAACAAAAAGTGGTAAAAAGTATTACCTATCAATAGATAATACCTTCAATAATGAAACTTATAGTGTTCATAGTTTCACTCAAAATAGTGATTTTACTAATAAAACAGGTACTTTAATGTATACAGAACCAATAAAAGATGGTATTCCTAAAGGTTCTACAGATGATCTAATTAATGATAATGCAGATTTAATTGATTCTTATGGGTCGTTAGATTTTATGGAAACTGTGAGAAATCAAATTACTAAGTGGATATTAGGATAATGAGTTTACCAGTAACAATGGGGTTATTTAATACCATAAGAAACGCATGGAACAACA